GTCTAATCCTTTATCCCACCAATCATCTTCAAACAATGCACGTTTTGGCAGCTCTATTCCTTTTGAAGCGTAATAATCAATTCCTGCTTCAAGACAGTCATTTACTCCGAACTCGTACTCTCTACCATAAAGTGCTTTTGTTTCTCGAACAGGCTCTAATTTGAATAATTCCATCTCTGGATAGCTAAAGATATAATAAGGGATTCCGAGGGTATTACAGTAGTTTATGTCTAACTTACTTGGTTCAGGGCTTGCATCTGGATGGCTATGAACTACCCCTACAATATCGCATCTCTGAGAGATTGCAATATATTGTCTTGAGTCAATAATAAAATCCTCCTCTTCCGGAGCTACGTTATCACAAGGAAACCACTTTAGCTTACCTTTTACAACTCCGAGGACTCCACAACCTTCTTTTGGGTACCACTTGCTAAAATGTTCTTCTATCTCTCCTAAAAATTCTATCACCGGTACTTTGCGCTCCCTGGGAATGCTCCGAAAGGTAGCGTGTGCGATGTATTTCGTGTTCCGGCTGGGCCATAATCGACAATATCAAGGTCTGCGGGCACTGCTTGGAATCGTGACTTGCACGAAGTTAAAGACTTTCCACATATATCCCCCCGAGTCCAATATCGAGATCTGTTTCCAGGTGCTTGCCCAGTATTACCTATTAAGCATTTAAAAATAGTCTCCCTACCTGATGTTCCATATCTCACATAGTCGCCTTTGGCGTATAGAGTTATAGCATCGTAGTTTTTATATCTATATATTCTATTCCACCAATCAGAGCCCTCAGCGGGGGTATTGTCTGTATTTTGAGAAAATAAACTCTGCCATGTAAGACCCAGACTATCAACAACAATAGCTTCATTATCATAAGTTGTTGCGCTGCTCCACTCAGGATAAATTTCTGGGTCTCTGAAAAGAACTATAGGATTATCATCTTCAGTAAAATAAAAAGAATGTAATAAACTGTTATCATTTGTACTATTTGCATACTCATACTTGCCGTTTAATCGCCAGGTACATCCGCCATATGACGGGTCTGCGTAATAACCTTGGTATGCCCAGCTACAGTATTTTCCTATTATTGTTCTTCTGGGCAGGGTGATACCTTCCAGATCGAAGGGCGAAGCGAGCTCAAAAGAAATTAATACATTTGTTTCTGAAGCTATTCTATCTATAATATACTCTCGAATAGGGAACTCTGTGGGAGGGGTGCCTACAGTGCTTTCACTGCTGCCACCAACTAAAAACTTTCGAAAAGTCTGTCTGCGAACCAGACTTTTGCCTATTAAATCATCATTGGTTAAATCCCCTAATGAATCTTTAAATACCGACGCAACATTTGCCATAGTTACTGTTGGGCGGCTTTGTGCTCCATCCGCTTGTATTTCCATGCCATCAATCATCATTGGCAGGGGTGTGTAAGTATTGATTGCGGTACCGTCTATGGATACAAACTGTACTTCATCCAGTAGCTCATCTAAGCCTGCGTGGAAAAATACATAGGTTCCCTCAAGCTCAAGCTCAAAAAGGGTTACAAGGGCGCTATCAACATAGTGGCCTTGTACATCTGATGCAATTATGTCACTCATGATTCATATACTCGTCTAAAGTTTGCTGTGCAACTATAAAATTCATCATAGTCATATTTTTGTGAGTAGTTATCGCACACTACTTTTATTGTTGTTTCTCCTCCGTTATTTGAGTCTGGAATTGTGAAGTCGAAAGATACTACCCCACGTTTTGTATTAAAGAAGTATACAATATCATCAATATCTTCTTTAGTTCGAGCAACAAAAGCAACACTGTATACTTCGCCTAAAGAATTAATCCCGTCCTGTAATCTCTGCTCGTAGCCATCGCCAAAAGTAGCTATCTTTACTTTCGGTGTAGTAGAGCGAGATAGTTGTTTATCTGGGACTGCATATATCCCAGCCCCTAAATCAAATCCTAATGCCATTATGCTGCTCCATATGGGCTAAGTATTCCGCCCGATCGTTTTTGTGCTTGTAATTCTTGTTGTACTGCTCGTGCAATTGCAGCTCCTAAGCTTTCCATATCTGGGCCAGTGCTGTCGCTGGTTCGTGCGGTACCATCGGTACTTACATTTACAACTACGTTATTTTGCTGCTGTCCTCCGTTTGACATCTCTACAGGTATTGATCTACCGTTTGGAAGAGGTACTACCGCTTCTGTCCCGTGTAGTACTGCAGGGTATCCAGCACCTGGGCCTCTTGCTACGCCGCCAGTTGCATATCCTGCAACCTTACCTGCAGAGCTCATTATGCCGCCGGTTCTTGCACCCGGAGCGCCTCCGAAGCCAAACAAGCTCGCACCAAACTTTAATGCAGAAGATAGGAATCCACTTCCACCTTCACCGCCTCCGAATAAACCGCCGAGCATCTTACCAAGACCAGAAAAAATACCTTTAAAGTCTGCTCCTATATCTGTAAATAACCCTTTCAATGAGGTGCCAAAAGAAACCTCTTGACTTTTAAAGTTTGCGAAGAAGTCTCCAAAAGCTGAAACAAAGGGTATAACTGCTTTTTTAGCACCCGTAGTAACTACTTCGGTAATTTCTGAGCCGCCTGCAACATTCTCAACAATAGCAGTACCTACCCCTCCTAATGCTGTAGACGTTGCAGTTTCTGTTACTGAAGGTACCGAAGGTACTGTACCTATTTTTGTTATTGCAGTCGTTAAGCTCTGTAAAGCAGTTGTATTCTCTTTCTGTGCAACAACTGCCGGGTCCGTAGGGGATCCAAAAATAAAGTCACTAATCTTTAGGCTTAACTGCTCTGACATTTTATCTGCTACTGCACTGAGTGCTCCTTGTGCAATCTTTAGAAACGCATCTTTAAAACTCGTTTCATTTCCTTTAATCAGATCAGCAATGTTCGTAGTCATCGAGCTTTCAAAAGCATTTCTAAAAGCCATCTCTAATTGGTGGCCTTCATTCGTTAGTTCTTTCGCTGTTCTAAGCTGGGCCTCTAGAAGTAATAACTGCTCCTTGTCTTGTTTAGTTTTAGTATCACTAAATTGTGCTCGCAATACTTCAGCTACTGTTCGATCGCCTAATAGCTTATTACGAGCTGCTTCGAGCTCCGCTACCTTTTGTTGCCTACCGAGTGCGGCTGTTTGTAGAGCTGTTGCGCCCCGGGTGAGGTTAATATACTTTGTTTTCAGCTTTACTTGGGCAAGAAGTACGTCCTTTTCTGCTTTAACTATTTGTAAGGTCTTTTCTTCAATCGCTCTTCTAACTTCGGCGAGAGTCTTTAATCTATGCTCGTCTCCGAGAAGATCTTTTATAGTACCTTGTAGTTCTTCGGTTAAGTCTGTAATGTCTGTTAGCCCTGAATCAGCTAGGCCGGTGCCGAGATCTGCCAACACTTTCAAAGCATTGCTATAATTACTAGGAGCTTCCCCCATTTTACGCTGTAGTTGTACGAGCTCCTCTCCTGTTTGTGCAAAACTCATTAATGCATGTTGTTGTGCAGTAAGCTCCTTCGTACCTTTCTTATTAATATCTACAAAACCGTTCATAGAGTTGTTAATTTGTTCTATCGTGCCATTATATTCGTTAGCTGAAACTGTACCATTGTCCAGCTGGCGTGCGATGCCGGATCCAAAGCCTTCCACCTTTTCGATGCCCTCGCTCAGAGTAGTTAATTGAGTTATCATGGCTTCTGGAGCTTTCATTCCTGCTTTTTCATAGCTTTTTATTTGAGTCTCTATAGTTTCCGCGAGGAGCTTTGCACTTTCAAGGGCCTCTAAGTTCTGCTTTACCTGATCGCTTAGGGCCATATTTCCAGCTCTTGTCGATTTGTCTATCGTGAATAGCTGTAGGCCTTCTGGTACTCTGAGATTGGACAGAAGCTCAAAAGACTGACTAATTCTTTCTGCTGCATTTGCAGATAACTCAAACTTATTTAAAAGTTTAGTTTGTTCAGCATTTTGCGTTCTTAAAATATCTTGCAAGGCTTTATTATCCTGCATAAATGCCTTAAACTCATCAGACTTGAGAGAATCCATAAACTCCTTGAGAAGACCAATTAAAGTAAATAATAAGCCGATGGCACCTGCTACACCAAGCACACTATTCGCCACTCTAGCAAAGCCTCTCATACCTGCTTTCATAAAGCCCATTGTTGTACCGTGCTGCGCTTGTAGAAGTTTTAGCTCTGCTTTCCAAAGACCATAAGTTCTTTTTACACCGGTTTGAGTCTGGGCAAGTTCCAATGCTCTCTCTGCTTTAATAATTCTTACATTCCGTACGACAGCTTCTTTGCTTATGTTATCATACTTAATAATTGTAGAGGATTTAGCTCTTGCACTTGATTCAATATAATTTAAGTCTTTATCTGATAGGCTTGAAGGGTCTGCAGCAAGTTTTTTGCCAACGACTGACGTACCAGCTGCGCCTTGTAATTGCTGCCTTGCTAAAGAGGATTGCTCTGATATATCTAGCATGGCCGGCGCAGCACCTGCTAAAGATCTGGTAATACCGGTTCCTAGGAAGGCGAAGGCACCTGCAAGAGCATAAACATTATCTGCAAATACTCCACCAATAAACTCTACAAAAGGCCCTACTGTCTCTTTAATGCTTAAAATAACATCATTGAATGCTTTACCAAGCCTTGCTATTTCGTTTACACTGCCTCCAAGATCTGAGAACTTTTCTTCACCTTGCGCAAGTACGGCATTAACAACTGCTTGACTCTTCTGGAATGTTGTGAGATCTTTTGCATTTTTCCCAAGTGCCTGTGCATAGTCTTTACTTGCTTTTTCAAGACGAATAATAATACCCAATTCATCAAGTAATTCAGGCTCTGCTTTAATTGCACCTCTTGTTAGTCGATTAAAAGAGTCTGTCAGGTCTCTGCCCAAAGCCATAGAAGCTTTCTTAGCTACACTAGCCAACCCCTCTATTTGGTTATTTGATAGCCCTGCTGCTGTACCTATTGATACGGCCTGTGCTGCTTCTTCAAACGCAAGTAAGCCTCCGGTAGCTTCTTGAACACGGGAAGTTAGTATGCTTAAAGACTTACCTGTTTTGACAGAGTAGTTAAACTGACTCTCCTGCAAAACCCTTAAATCTCCTGCCCCCTTCAAAAATTGAAAGGCTGCTGAAATCGCAAAGATATTTGCCGCTAAAGTTGCGTATGCAGCTACGAGACCTCCTGTACCACCAGCCATTTTTGCGAAAGCTTTAGTGGAGTTAGAGGTTGCACCCGCAACACCTTTTTGTTTTTTACTATAATTATCAGATGATTTTGAAGCCTTATCAAGGCCTACTCCGGCCTTGTTTGCGTCACGAGCAACTTTCTTTAAGTTACCTTTATCATCAATAAGTATATCAACTTCGACTTTATTCTTTGCCATTAGCCTTTCACATTATGGGTGAAATTCTTTCCACCGCCCGCAGACTTTCTTTCCTCTGCCTTTCGCTTTCGTTCTGATTCTTCGTGTCTGTAATTTACTATAACACCTTCATACATTTTCATAATGTAGAGT